ATCAGTTCACCCCCTTCAATCAACAAATGTGTGTCTTTGGAAGTCATAAATTCCAAAGTATTCACCATTCATTTCAACCTTCACCCTTTTCCATGCAACAGGGGTCAGGGTCACATCTGCCTTCTTTTCAATCAGTTTGAAGATAGCAGAAACCAATTCATTCAGTTCTTCCATTGTAAACATAAAATTCACCTTGTCCTTTCTTTTTATATTGGAAGGGATGTTGCAGCACCCCTTCCTGAATCGTGTTTTCATTGCTTGTTGTTTTGTCTTGCAATTTCAACTTTCAACATCTGTTCTTCATAGAACAGGGAAATTTTTGAAGTGACCAACTGACCTTGTGCATCCCGGACTTCATAACCAAGTGCATTCAGAACATCAACCATTCCACAAATTCTTGCACCAATGTGTTTGACACTTTCAAGTCTTTGTTCAAGGGTCAATGAAGTGTCATGTGCAATTGTCTTTCCGTTTTCCATTGCATCCCACATTGCCTTGTGAATGATGTTGAATGTGTCTTGTGGGTCAAGTTCTTTTGGAAGTTTGTTTTTCATCTTTCACACCATCCTTTCAAATAGATAAAACAAATCTTGTGTAAAGGGTTGCCCATTCAGCATCAGTCAAAGAATACTTGGATTTCATATCTTTCAGAATATTTTGCAACCTTGTCAACAAATCTTCCTTGTGCCAATCATCAGTTCTGTACGCAGTAGCATATTCAGCTGCAACAGTTTTGACGGTGTTGACATCTTCGGTGTTGGTAATTCTTTTCAGTGTTTTCATTTTCCATTAGTCCTTTCAATGTTTGGGTGATGTGATTTTTGTGTGGATTTCTAATCCACAATCAGATTATAGCACCTTGTGGATTATTTGTCAACCCCTTTTTAGAAAATTTTTTCAAAAAACTTGATTTTTAATCTACAAAGTGATATAATGAAGGTGCAATCTAAAATGCCACAACCATATTTTGAAAGGGGAACAGTGATTTTGAATACATCTAAACAACATAGTAAAGAAGAAATTGGAAGAAGAATCCGGGAACTTCGCATCAAGAAAGGAATGTCCCAAGAACAACTTGCAAAAGCAGTTGGTTATACTTCTGAACATTCAAGGTCAACCATCAACAAAGTTGAACAAGGGCAGAATGACATTGTTCAATCTAAATTGAAGGCATACGCAAAAGCACTTGATGTCACTGTCGGTTATCTTTTGGGAATTGAAGATGCTGATGGATTTGACATTGTTTATGAACCGGAAGAACGCAAATCGGAAGTCAATGCCTTTGAAGTGGTTCAAAATGCCTATGGTAAAGATGCAGTTGAACTTTTGAAGATATTTGTTCAACTGAATGAACTTGGTCAGCAAAAAGCATTGGAACAAATCAGTGACCTGTTTGAAATAAAGAAATACATAAAATAAAGGAACAAGGTCATGAAGAAAATTAAAAGAAGAACTTTTGAAATCATCCAAGCTGCAAACACCCATGATGTACCAAGCAGAATTTTTGATATTGGAATTCTGATTCTAATTATCATCAATGTTGCACTTGTCATTGCAGAAACATTTGATATATCACCCACAACAGAAAAAGTCTTTTACTATATTGAAACAGTATCAGTAATCATTTTTACAATTGAATATCTTTGCCGGGTGTGGACTGCTGATTTGTTATATCCAAATTTGAATGGTTTCAAGTCAAGACTAAAATACATATTTTCTTTTATAGCATTGATTGACTTGTTTGCAATTTTACCATTTTACATTCCATTTATCATTCCGGTTGACCTTCGTGTCCTGCGAATGTTACGCATAATCAGGTTGTTCAGAATCTTCAAATTGAACCGATACACAACCGCATTGACCACAATTGCGGATGTTTTCAGAAGGAAGAAGAACCAATTGATTTCTTCAATCTTCGTTGTTCTTCTGCTGATGATTGTTGCTTCTGTTCTTATGTATAACATTGAAAGTAAAGCACAACCGGAAGTCTTTGACAATGCGTTTTCTGCTCTGTGGTGGTCTGTTGCAACACTGACAACTGTTGGTTATGGTGACATTTATCCAATCACTGCAATGGGTAAAGTTTTAAGTGCCATTATTGCACTTCTTGGAATTGGTCTTGTTGCCGTTCCAACTGGTATCATATCATCAGGGTTTATGGAAACCATTGACCATCAGGAAGATGATGAAAAAGAATATTGTCCGTACTGCGGAAAGAAATTGAAATGAAAGGGGAAAAGTAATGTTTATTAGTTTATCAAGGGTGTTTGGAAAATTCCGTCTTGGTGCCGGATTGCGTGTAACCAAGAAGAATGCTGCCTATATGATTTTTGTGTTAATGATTTACTGGATGTTATTGTTATGCTTTTATATGGTGGTGTTCTGCTTTTGGTTGATGTATGCGGTTTGTTATGGAATCTATTGGTGCATCAAGAAGTTGGTCACTGCTCTGAAAGGTAACAGGTAACAGGGTAACACTTCTTTATTATCTGAAAATTTGATTTTTTAGAATAATAAAAATTTGATTGTTCACTAAAAATAAGAAAATAAAGAAGTTATGTGTTACCTGTTACCCTGTTACCGATAAAAAGAAAGAACCGGTCAGTGCTGCAACACCAACCGGTTCAAGTAAAACCCAAATTCACAATGAAAACACGAAAAAGAAATCAAGGTGAACTTGTACCTATATTATAGCACATTTCACCTTGAAAATCAATGGGAAGGTGAAATTTTATGAAAAATCCAAATGGATATGGTTCTGTTGTGAAGTTATCAGGCAACAGAAGAAAACCATTCTGTGCAAGAAAAACATCAGGATGGAATGACAAAGGTCATCCAATATACTTGGTCATTGGGTATTATGCAGAAAGACAAGATGCAATGATTGCACTTGCAGAGTATAACAGAAACCCATTTGACATTGACCTTGCAAAGATAACAATGAAGGAACTGTTTGAAAAGTGGTCTGCAAGGGATTTTCAGAAGATGTCAAAGTCATCTGCATCCAGTCACAAATCTGCATTCAGACACTGTGAAGGTCTGCACAATCTGCCATACAAAAACATCAAAGCATACCAAATGCAAGAAGTCATTGACAACTGCGGATGTGGTTATTCAACCCAAGGTGCAATCAAGAACCTATTTGGTCAACTGGACAAGTTTGCAATGGAATTGGATGTCATCACCAAGATGAATTCAGCATTGATTTCTGCTGCTCCAATTCCACCATCTTCAAAACTTCCTTTCAGTGAAGATGAAGTTCAAGCGGTTTGGAACATCAGCAGTCAGGAATGGGTTGACACTGTTCTGTTCCTTTTATATACAGGATTCAGAATCAGTGAAATGCTAACCCTTGAATCAGACAATGTTGACCTTGAACAGATGACCATGAAAGGCGGTATCAAGACCAAAGCAGGAAAAGACCGTCTTGTCCCAATTCACCCAAGGATTGAAAACTTTGTCAGGAAACACAAAGCAGAAGGACACAAATATCTGTTCACATACAATGGAAAGAAGATGTCAGCTTCACAATATTATATATTTTGGAATGCCATCATGGAACAGTTGTCAATGTCCCATACACCGCATGAATGCAGACACACATTCCGGTCAAGATTGGATTCAGCAGGTGCAAACAAGGTCTGTATTGATTTGATGATGGGACACAAATCACTTGATGTTGGTGAAAGGGTTTACACCCACAAAACCATTGAAGAATTGCAGTCCACAATAATTTTATTGAATTGAACAAGTATCAGGTTAGTAACAGAAAAACCCCCAAACCCTTATTTTTCAAGGGTTTGGGGGTTCTTTTGAAATATTATAACATAAATCTGTTCAATTTTCAAGGGGTTGCAGATGCTTTGTTTTCAAGGTTTTGACCAAATTTGAACATCTTTGAAACCCTTGAAAATCGGTGTGGTTAGTATCTCATTAGTAACAGGTTAGCATCAGACTTTCTTGACAAAGTCAAGGGAAATCCAACCTGCACCGGACTTCAACTTGCCCCATCCCTTTGTTGAACCCTGACCTTTGGATTCAGCAACTATGGTGTAAGTTCCTTTGTCCCTGATGACACCAGTCACTGCAAAGTTTGTTCCTGCACCCTTGCGGATATTCAAGGCAGATGCAGTGACCTTTGCAAGATAGGATTTGAAAGTTTCGGTCTTGGGTGCTTCCACCTTTGCACCGTCAACAGTCAAGAACTTGACATTGATGGGACTGCAAATGGCATTCTTGCCATCCTGACTTTGGTCAATGACCGCCCTGTCACCCTTGACTTCTTTGACAATCCATTTCTTCTTTCTGACCCATGCCGGAACCTTCTTCTTTCCGTCATAATAGGTTGCAGAATCAGAATTGATGGAAACCACATCACCCTTCTTGATTGCAGAAGTGGTTGCCGGGGTTTCAACCTTGGGTTCATCAGCACCAAGTCTTTTGTTGACTTCGGCAGCAATTTCACCATGTCTGTCATAAAGGTATTTACCCGGACAGGACTTGTTTGCATAGTCCCTATGAACCGTCATGTTGCATCCGTTTTTGTGGTTTACTCTGTCAGTCTTATTGGTTGACCAAACCAACTTCTTGATGCCATTTCTTTTGCAAATGTCGGTTACAAGGTCAAGCAAAGCTGCAAACACATTGTCCCTGACTGCATAGGGTTCAGTTGTGTCACTTGCAACTTCAATGGTGATGGCTCTGTGGTCATTGGCTGCGGAAGAAGTACACCAAGAACGGTTCTTTTCTTCAACATACATTCCAATTCTACCATCAACACCTACACCATAGTTGGAAGATGCCTGTCTTGAAGTAGGTGCAAAGATGTTTCCAAGGGTTTCAACCGAACACTGACCCACCACACAGTGAATGGTGATGGTGTCAATTGCGTGATTTCTCTGTCCTGAATGGTTAGGACTTAATTTGGTATAGGATACCAAAGGACTGTTTGTGAACATTATTCTTCACCCTTTCCATTTGATAATTCATCAACAGTTTCTGCGGTGATTTCTTCACCTTCCGGAAGTTCAAAGTCAAGGTCAAGAACCTTCTTTTCATCTGCCATGATTATTCACCTTCACTTTCATCATTGTTGGTGTTGTCTGTTCTCTTTGCATCAACAAGACCTTCACCGATAATGTAAGCAATCATGGATGCACCTGCCATGATGACACCTGTCACCTGTGTTGCAACTGCTTCACTTGCACCAAAGGCAATAATCAGGGATGTGACAAAGGTCACAACTGCCACCCAAAACTTTCTGCTTGTCAACTTTGCTTTCCAATCAATATTCTTCATGTCTTTCATCCTTTCTTATTTGTGATACTGTTCAAGGTCTGCAATCCTGTGATTGATGACCTTGATTTCTTCATTTTCAACCGCATCTGACTGTTCCAATTTATAGACCCGGTCAATGACTTGGTTGTGCTTTTCAACCTTTTTTTCCAACTGTTCAATGCGGAAGTTCACCAACTTGGAATTGACAATAATTCCGGCAAAAGTTGCAAGGAAACTTCCAAAAATGGACAGTAAGGAAACAAGAACTTCTGATGTCACATCTTTCACCATTCCTTTCTGTAAATAGTAACCGCCCTGTAAGGCTCACATTTGCCCTACAAGGCGGTTTTGTGTTTAGGGGTATAAATTCCATACCCTATGGGGACAAACTTGCCTGTGTGGTCAAATCATAGGCAAATCACCCCTTTCAGACACTTGCTTCTGTCCACCCATAGACACCCGGTTCCCAAACATTGTTGTCAATGTCAGAAGTCCAAGTTTTGTCTTTATGGGAAACAATATCACCCTTCATGTATGCATCAGTTGCACCAAGGGGTTGTGTCCATACAGAAACACCGGAATCAGTGAAACCAACTGCCTTGAACAAAGACACTGCGGTGTCAGGTGTCCAAGATGCCTGTGAAGTGTGTGCCTGAATGACGGTGTAAAGCTGCGTTTCACCATCTGCATTCACCCCATACTTCACGATTTTACCGACTTCATAATTTTTGCCGATTTCCCAAGGTTCATATAAATCAGCAATTTCCATTGCAGTTGTATCATCCAACTGCATCTGACCAGCCATAATCTGAAAGAACCTGTTCATCTGTTGTGCAATGAATTCTTTGTTTGCCATTACTCATTCACCCCCAAAATAGTGTTCATCAAATGGTTCAGTTCCTTGTTCTGCTCTGAAATCATTTCAATGAATTCATCCTTGGAATATTGGACTTGGTTGAATTCAAATTCAGTGTGAACATCACCGTCATGGTCAACCTTCACTTCCTGAATGTCGGTATTGACCCAAACACTGAATTCATCAACAACCTGTTCTTCCGGTCTGACTGTGCTTCTGATTCTTCCGTAATCAACCATTGCTTTCACCCTTTCTTTTTAATGTTTTGCAGATAATAGTTTTCTGCATATTCTTCAAGTGGTTTCAAATATTTCTGTTGCAGTCTGTAACTGTCACAGTGTTTCAACCACCCTTTGTAAGAATTGATTGAACACCATTCTGAATAGGTCAGTTCTTGTCCGTTCAATCTTTTCTTATTTATGGCAACCATATTCACCTTGAAGTTTTTGCAAGTGCTTTTTCTCAACAAGGTGAATTCAAGAAAAGACCTGTACCCTACATAATCAAGACCCCTTTTGAATGTGGGAAAGACCTGCCAATTTTCCTTGACTGTCAACTTCAATTTGGTATGGAAGTATTCATCAATTTCTTTTCTTAATTGGTGCAGGTATGCTTTTGATTCATGCAAGATAACAATATCATCCATGTACCTGAAATAATGCTTTATACCTTTGACTTCTTTTATCCAGTGGTCAAATGCGGAAAGATAATAATTTCCACTGTACTGACTTAAATAATTACCAATGGGAATGCCTGAATCACCCGGTGTTGAATCAATAATTTCATCAAGCAACCACAGAAGGTCATCATCTTTGAACAACCGCCTGTATTTTTCTTTTAGAATCTGATGATTGATGGAAGGGTAATACTGCTTTGCATCAATCTTCAAGCAGTATTGTGACCCCTTCACATCAGTTTGCATTGCTTTCTGAATATTGTGCAGACAAAGGTGAATACCCTTGCCCGGAATAGCAGAATAAGTGTCTGCGGTGAAGTTTCGCAAAAGGATTGGTTCAATCACTTGCAGAACTGCCCATTGACAAATTCTGTCCGGGAAGTATGGCAATTTATAAATCAACCGTTTCTTATTACCATCTGTCTTGTAAAAGGTTTGATATTCAGAAGTGTGGTATGTCTTATTGATAAGCATTTCTTGAAGTAACCCCAAATAATATTCAGGGTCAGCATCAACCATCTTGACTTCTTTGTACCATCCTTTTCCTTTCTTTGCATTTTGGTGTGCAGCTTTCAAGTTATCCATAGAACATATTGCATCCCACAAAGTGCAACTTTCGTTGCCGATTGGATGACTGTGTCTTTTCATATTTATGGATTCCTTTTGTATGCACTTTCAAACTGAACCTTCAAACGGATTCAAAATCCTACCAATACAGTTCAAAAATTTATTTTTATGTTTTGCCATGTGGCAGGGCAAACAAGTTCACAACATTTTGGGTTTTTAGTGCATTTAGTAGGTGACCGCTGATATTCCGATTACGATTACTGACACTGTTATTACAATTCCAATAGAAACTGCCTGCATTAGTACCATTATTCCAATTACTGCCTAATTGAGCAACTTAAAATAATGCTTTTTTACAGGTAATCTTTCATATCAGTTTTTGTTTGCCCATTGATTTTCAATTAAACTGTTGCACTGGGTACATACAGCAGGCGACCGCCGATACTCCGATTACGATAACCGACACCGCTATTACAATTCCAATAGAAACCGCCCGCATAAGAACCAATATACCAACTACCGCCCAATCGAGCAACCCTGTAACCGTTCAGATTTGCGGTCACATAGGTATAGTCACCAACAGGAAGTGCGGATGTACCACCGATTTCAGAAGGCATCAGCAACCAGTCAAATTCTTCATTGCCATAACCCATTGCATTGATATAACCACTTGCATTTGCAAGGGTAAATCCAACCGGTTCATAGTTGTCAGAATTCTTGGATTCATTGAAGGTGAAGTTGTTTGCAATGTAAGGTTGACCACCACCCATTGTTCCATCACCCCAAATGTTGACACCCTGAATGTGCTTCCAAATGTTGCCCCAAGGGTTTTCAACACCACGATAGGAAACAGAAACCTTTCCTGCGGTTGTGTACGGTGTTTCAGCACCACCAATTTCATTGATGGTTTCTGCTGCCTGACCTGTACCATTACCAAGGTCAGCAGTGGAACCGGTAAGACTGGAACAGTTGTATGCAGAATTGTCAGTGATACCAGTGACACCACTTCCAATGCCTGTCTGCGTGTTCATTGTACCAAGTTCAACAATCATCAGAAGTTGATTTGCAGAAGTTGCCTTGATGGTTTCAAGATGCCAACCTGAACCCCTGTTCTGTGCCATAGATTCAAAGTTTGCCTTTGTTCCCATTCCACTTCTTAAACCACTGATGGGTTTCTTTCCTGCAATAGAACAGAGCAAGTCACCGTCAGCATAGGCAATGGATTCATCCACACTGTCATTCACATAGGCATCTGCGGATGCATCAAACATACTGCCTTCATAAGCAGACAGAAGGATGTAATCAACTTCATTTCCGTTTGCATCATAGAATGCCGGGTGAAGTTTGAATCCAGTCTTGGGTCTGCTGCTGACATAATAGTTTGCTTTTCTCAAATTGTAACCGATACCGGAAACAGTGTTCTTGTCAAAGACAAGGGGAACAACCTTGTAATAGAATTTGGGTTGATACACCATGACCTGACCCATTGAACCATCTTCTGCATAATCTGCATCACCAAAATATGCAACAATAGTTCCATCATCAGACACATTGCATCTTTTTCTTCCACCGAACATGGGGAATGCATCAAAATCTTCACCTGCGGTCTTGTCATAAGCACCGGCAAGTCTTTTGAAGGTCTTGTTCTGATAGTCAACACAGATTCCGGCAATATCTTCATCAGTGTAACCAAGATATGCTTTTATATCTTCCACACCGGTCAGAATTTCATCTGCCTTGAAGTTTTCATCAGAAAGGTTTGCAATGTTTGCAAGTGCCTGACTGTTCTGTTCCTTCAAGGAAGTGTCAAGGTCAGATGCAGTCTGAATGGTTGCAGAAAGGGTTGTGTTCATTTCCGTTGCCTGTGCAATGACTGTGGAAAGGTCAGATTTTGCGGTTCCGGAATTATCAATGACAGTCTGCAACTGGGTCTTTGCAGTATTGGCAGCACTGATGGTTGAATCAAGGTTTCCTTTGGATGTGGATGCCTGTTCAATGGCAGTGTTCAGGTTTGCCAATGCGGTTTCAGCAGCAGTTCTTGCACTGTCAAGGTTTGCTTTTGCGGTATTCGCATTATTGGTTGCAGTGACCAACTGTGACTTTGCGGTGTCTGCATTGGTCTTTGCGGTTTCCGCATCTTCGGTTGCTTTTTCAAGGTTAGTCCTTGCAGTGTTAGCAGTGGAAGTTGCGGTCTGCAAGTTAGTTCTTGCAGTGTTTGCGGTTGCGGTTGCATTTTCAAGATTGGTCTTTGCAGTGTTTGCAGTTGCAACAGATGCATCCAAGGCAGTCTTGATTTCGGTTGCATCTTCGGTCATATCACCAAAGGTTTCAACCTGTCTGTCAATAGCTTCCTTGTCAGAAGTGATTTGGTCTTTGATGTCCTGATAACTGTTGTTGTCATCATTCACCTTTTCCAATGCACCAATGATGGAATCCCTGACTTCTTCACCATACACCGCATTTTTGATTTGGTCTGTGTACTGTTTGATGTCAGCCATTATTCTTCACCTTCCTTTTTCGTTTCGGTCTGATTCATACTGTTATAGTCTGAAACCAGTTCAAGGTTTTTTCTTGCCCTTGTTTCTGCAAGGACTTCAACAATAATGCCTTCCATCAGATATGCAGGAAGATTGGTTTCTTCTGTAATCTGATTGAAGGCAGTGATGAATTTTCCCTTTGCATTTTCCAAAAGAATTGACAAAGGAATGGGTTTCTTCTTATTATCCATGTTTCATTTCTCACTTTCTTATAGGTAATTGAATAGGTTCATGAATTTCTTCATCAGAATCCAATGTACTTGCATTCAACTTGGAACAGAAGTCCAATTTTTCTTGCAAGGTATATGGGTCTGACCATTCCGGTTTGGTATAACCTTCACCGGACAATTCCTGAATTGCTTTGATAAGATAGAAAATGAATTTCAATGTCTTGATTGACAGGTGACCATCACTTTCTTCTTTGACCAGTTCAGGTGCGAATAATTGAAGTTGTTGTGCAATAATACCAACAGGTTCATGTTCACCGCTTCTGACCCAATCAAATTCTTTCAAGTCAATTGAATTTAACAATTCCAATGCATTGACGGATGTGGGATTGATGTTCTTCTTCATTCTTGCATCAGACTGATTGTTGATGTCCCAGTTGTGCATATCAATATCAGAATAAATGTCAATACCAACATTGTTGTAAATGGTAAATTGTTTTGATGCACCGTCAATCATAACTGCATTGCTATATGATGAATTGCACCAAGTCATTTTTCCATTGAAACCACAACCACCGCCTGACCATGTGATGATTCTTTCTGAATCTGTCAAATACAAATAACCGTTTGCATAGGTGTTACAACTGAAGTGCAACCCTTTACTTGCCTTTGATGATTTGTGATGATAAATCAGTTTGGTTGTATAAACGGATGCATTTGCACTGTCTTTTGCTGCCCAACACATATAGGATGCAGAACTTTCAAGGTCAAAAACAAGTCCCTTGTAACTGGAATCACCTAACCAGTTGTTTGTTCCTATCATTCCAATGGTTGAACCTTCCCTATAAAACCAGTTGCCATTGTAAGTCAATGACATCAGTTTATAATCGTTGGAATCATAGATGTTCAATGCAGAACCTTCAAATTGAATGTATCTTGAACAATTATTCCAAGCAATTCTGACATAGGAATAGGATTGTGTCAGTTTGGTTGTGAAGTCTGATGTGTTCAGCTTCTTTGACACCGTTGATTCAATAGCATTAGTCTTGACCTCGATTTCTGCGGAAGTGGAATAATTCTTCAAGCGGTTGTCAGTGTATGCAACCGCTTCTTCTTTTGCGGTAATCAAGACAGAATCAGCACTGTTTTGAATTGCAGTGGTGACCTGTGTTTTGGTGTAG